ATGATGTGCAATAAGCCAGCAAAAGAATTAACCCGCCGTTGGTATCAATACGACAACGGCGAACAGTTCCAATGTTTAGTTTGCCCTAAATGCGACCTGCTTCATTCCAATATGTTATTAGCGAGGTCTTAATATGGCTGCAATGAAGGAACTCTTTACCAACATCCAATTCGATATGTTGGCATCTGCTCAAACTTTGGCAGATGCCAGTAAAAGTTATGATCCCGATGAAATGAGTAGGGCTATCTATACTGCTATGAAAGTTTTAAATCCGCATCTAAAAACACTATTAGGAGAGTAATGCCAACCAAACCACAAAGATCAGTTCGAATTGCAGATGCAATTTGGCGCAAAGTTCAAAGCAAGGCTAGGGCCGAAGGTAAAACCGCCTCTGAGGTAATAAATGATTATCTAAAGGATTACATTAAGTGAGAATCCTTTGGGCGCTACTTTCAGCGATAGTGGCCGTCGGCAAGGGCAGGCGGCCCCTGCCTTGGGCGATCCTGGGCTTTATGGGGGGCTGGTTTGCCTTTGGCGCTGTTTGCCTTAGCCGCCAGCGCCCCTTGCGCCCTGTGCCTTCCTGGGCGCTAAATTGGGGGTATAGGAGCCAGGCTAGGCGGGCGGTATCAGGGGTCGCCACGCCGAAGGATTTACTTGGCTAACCTACTTGACTTGTCGGGGCAGATGTCTATACACTTATGCCATAGGGATACAAAAGTAGCCCACAAAAGAAAGGCAAGAAAATGATAGTAATAAATGCAAAGCCAGCAAGGAGTGAGTTCAAAGCACCTAAATATGTTAAGCAAGTTGGAAACACTTGGGTTGAACTTACATTAGCAGATTGCCCTGATGATGGCGGAAAATATCAATTACTTTGTCGCAATCACGGATATTTAATTCAAGATAACAACAAGAGCAGACTTTGGAAGTTTGCAAGTGAAGTAACTGAATGGTGCGCTGCTTGCCAAGGTACTGATCCAAGATACAACAAATAATTAAAAACACAAATAACCCCTACCTCGCCGATGATTGCGAGGTAGGGGTTTTTATTGGGTTAGTGCTAGCGCTATACCCTGCTCTAAAGAAATCTTTGGTTCATAAATCATATTCATAAATTTAGGGTTGCCAACTCTGTATTCAACACCAACAGGTGCAGTTATATCAGTTTCTATCGGCGCTAAATATCCTGCTGCTAACATCATCATCTCTGCCAATTCAATAAAAGAAGTTGCCCTACCAGAGCAAATATTCATAACTTTAACATCATTAATAACTGCTGCAAAAGTTGCTTGAACTACATCATCAATATGTACAAAATCTCTTATCTGCTGACCTGATCCCCATATTTTAAATGGTGATGCCTTAGCCCTGGCTCTAGCAACAAATGATGGGAATGGATAATCTAAAGATTGATCAGCGCCGTATCCTGAAAATGGTCGCAGGATTGTTACCTTTAAACCTTCATCTCTTGCATACTGAGCAAGAAGTTCGCCAGTTAATTTACTCCAACCATAACTTTGATCAGGAGTTCTTATGTGTTCTAAATTTATATCTTGCTCAGATAATCTTGCCTTAAATCTTGCCTTCTGTAACATAATTGGATAAGCAGCAGAGGATGAGAAATAAACAATTCGCCCAGGGCGAGTTCGTAGCGCCCACTGAAATAGGTCTGAGTCAATCGCCAGGTCGGTGGCAACTGCCAAAGGGTTCCCCTCGATGGTGGCTCTGCCACCGACGACGGCGGCTAGGTGAATTACAACATCAAAGTAAGTGTCATCGGCTGCAAAGAACTTGCGAGCATCTATGCCTGATTTAATATCAAAGCCAACTACTTCATTATTTTTAGTATCTAAGGCTCGATAGAATGCTCTACCTACAAACCCCTGATCGCCTGTAATTAAAATTTTCATTTGATTTTAGAAAGCAGGGTTTTATACCTATCGCTCCTAATGTAATTATCAAATGCTATTTTATCGGCTGCATAAACTTCGGCAGCATTTACTCTGGCATAATTCTCATCCATTGGCGCTTTGCCGTTGAAGGCGTGGCAGTGTTCAATTATTACTTCAGGCATATATTTAATCTTGCCTAAATCCTGCCCTAGTTTTAACCAGAAGTTATCAAGGTATAAGTGGCGCTGGCTATCAGGCACCATTCCGCCTAACTCTTTTACAATTTGACTAGACATTGCAACAGCAGTTGGTAATTTTTCTCCTTGGAATAAATCATTTCCATAAACAATATCTGAGCCTGAATAAAGTTGCTCAACAAATAACTGATCCCAATTAGTAGTTCTTGGGCGGTGATCATCTCCCATAAATGCAAAGTTATCGAACTCGCCTAGAAACTCACGCGCTGCATAATTTAAAGGGTAAGCCATTCCTTTGGTTTCATTGTGAATCATAATTACAGATTCAAGCGGTAATTTCCAAGAATATTCACTGCGAGTTTCATCGCTAAAATCTACAACATAAACTCTTTTGGCTGTTGTATTTGTATCTACAAAAGCCTGCTCTAAAGCAACGGCATTATCGGGCCGCCCCCTAGTTGGAATAATAACTATTAGATCACTTTCTACCATTTGCTAACTCCCCCGCTATTGCAAAATAAGCAGCGCCATCAATGTAATTATCTGCCTTATAAGTTTCCATCGATCTTGCTACTTTGATCAGTGCGCAAATTATAGCGCCTTGCTCTGGTGTTATCTCACAATCAAGATAAGCAGATAGAAGCCTGCTAATACGATTAAAGTTAATAGCAGGCATTCCATAAGATTTTTGTCTATCAGCGTTTGTAAGCCTTTTGGCTTCATCTAAAATTTCCCCCCGATTCATAAATTACTCTGAACCTAAGCCGTATTCTCTCTCAGTTTTATCTGCCCATTTTGCAAGAGGTGCTGTTAATCCACCAATCAAGATTGCATATTCAGGAGCAAGATTAGAAGCAAGTGCAATTCCCATTGTTACCGCTGATGCTAAAACTGCTCTGCAATAAGATTTGAAAGCAGCGATTGTTTTAGGACTTTTTAACTTAGCGATTAAATCCTTCATTAGTTCTCCTTCTTTGGTAGTGGCTTTACTGAGGCTACTACTTTGTTGAGTTTTTTTACTTTTCCCATCCAAGTAAACCAAGGTGATGTGTCATTACCGCAGTTATCTTTGATGGAAATATGTAGGTGTTTATTATGTTGATTTGCTCCAGAATATTTTGTTTCCCCATTTTTGGCTGACCAAATCTTACCAGTAAATATCAAATACTTAACTCTAGGGTCTGATTGTAATTTCTTATATATATCAAAGCAATCAATATCATTCTTAGGATCGTGAGTTAGATCAACCGCATAACCTGTATTGTGGTCTGAGTTAGGACTTTGAGTTAGATGAGCAGCAGATGGCAGTAGCCCATCGCTTGCCTTCTTGCGCTTGGGGCGAAGTGCCGTCGCTTGGCGCAGAACAGCAATTGCAGCAGGTGTGGCTTTCTTGGCAACAGTACTCATTTGGCATCCTTTATTCCTTTATCTAACAATAATAAATGCAAGGCTTTAATTTTATCTGGTCTAAATCCTGACCAATGAAAGTTGTTGTAGACAACAACTGGCGCTTGCTTATATTCTAATTCTGCTATCTTTTCAGAGGCTTCTTTATCTTGGCTCATATCTACTGTTAAGTATTCAACCTTATGTCTATCTAAATACTTTTTAGTCATCTCGCACTGGATACAATCTGGTAATGTGTAAACTGTAACCGCCATTTTTGCCCCCTATTTTTTATTAATTAATATGCTTATGATTTCCTCAACTTGACGCTCTAGTCTATCAACAGAATCACGCAAACTTGTGCCACCATTAGGGCGAAGTTCGGATAAATAATGCTTGACTAGGTGCCTGACGCCTATGGCTAATGCGCCTATTAGGGTGGTTGTAGCAACAGCCAGAGATGCCCATTCGTTAGCGGTCATTTTTCTCCTTAAACTAGCCCCGAATCCTCAATAGCATTGATTGCATCATCAATATTTTTTACTATATCTGGGAAATCAAATAAAAACATACTCATAATAAATTCACTAATGATCGAGTTCTACCAGTAGCAAGTTGAGTATAAACCTGAGTAGTAGCAACTGATGAGTGCCTCATTAAATCACGAACTGCTAATAGATCGCCGTTGGATTTTTCTAACATATTGGTTGCAAAATAATGCCTGCAAGCGTGGAAGGTTTTTCGCCTTATGCCTAGAATTTTCATTTCTAGTGAACACATCTTGCTTAACTTATTTGGAGTAACGCTCCAAATCTTTCCTGTTGTTTCGTGCTTTAAAATAGTTTGAGCCACAATATCTGCAACAGGTATAGATAGATCGGTGCCACCTTTTCCTGCTACTCGCAGAATATAACCGCCTTCACCTTTTTCTAAATCAACCCCACGCAGGTTTGCCACTTCCATTGCTCGCAACCCTGACTTACAGGCAATTATGAACCAATCTCGCATTGGCAGTTCAGCCTTAGTCATAACTAATTCGGCTTCGCCTGGCGTTAGCGGGTGCGGCAGCCCCCTGCTTTTACGAACGGCTGGCAGGTCAAGATCGGCTTGATTATCAATTAGACCCATCTTGCGTAGGGCTTTAAATATGCTGCGTAATCTTGCGGCGTAGGTGCCTTTAGTAGAGGTTGATTTAACACCCATAACTAGATGCTGCAAATCCTCAACAGTTGCAACCTGTGGATGAACTCCTAGGCGCAGTAATAAACTGAAATCGTTACGGAATAAAGCCTCTGAGAAGCCTTGAGTTTCGTATCTATTCTTGAGTTTTTCTTTAATTGTTTCTATTGGTATCTGTTCCATAGTGCGATTGATCCTAGTCTGTGGGATTGTTCTTTGTCTAGGCACAATCGTATTTATACAGGAATAATCCCTATTTGCACAATCCTATGAGATTGTTCTGCGGTTTGTAGCGGATAGTTCTACCGCTACTGGATTGAAATGGGCTGCGCCCGCTAGTGGTTCTACATATTCTGGATGTAAATTATATAAATCTGCTAATCAAACCATATCTAATAATTCTGGTACAAGTATTACATTTGACAGTGAGGTATTTGATACAGACGCTTATCATAGTACGAGTTCAAATACCGATAGAATTACAATTCCATCTGGAAAAGGCGGGAAATATTTAATACAGGCTACTGCTGGTTTTGTGGCAAATAATGTAGGAGTAAGACAGGTATTTTTTGAGGTTAATGGAACTACAAATAATAATCAAGTAACACTCGCTGGATTTTCAGGAATAGGTACGGATCAATATATCAACATTAACACAATAATTTCTTTGGCTGCCGCTGACTATGTAATTTTAAGAGTGTATCAAAATTCAGGCGGTAATTTAGATATTAAAGGTTCTAATGAATTTCAAACAACATTTAGTGCAAGTTTGATTGGGGCATAGTATGGAAATATGGGAAAAAATTATTGAAGCATATCCCGAAATTAAACCAACAGATTTTTTTAAAGGGATAGGTATATTTATAGAGGATGATGCAGATGGTGTTGGTACTTATATTGATAAATGGGAATATAGCAAGCCAATACCTGATGGGCTAACTTTAGGCAAGCCCACCGCATAGCATAATCTTGGGGGATTGTTCTAGGACAGAAGTAGCCTAGCCTCAGATTCGGTAATTCCAAGCCGTTCTAGTAGGGCAGCCTTTTGTGCTGCCTTCGCTTCGACTTCGGCTTGAAATTCTTTTTCTAATACCTTTACTGCATCACTGACTTTTTTGTCATCAATTTCGACTAAATTGCCATCTTGATCAAAACATCCTTTAGAATCGTCAATAGTTACAACTGTTGGATAAGCCTTGCGAATAGCATTATGATTCATTATGCACCTATTTCTAAAGCAATAATTGATGAAGCACCTCTTGGAGAATAAGTAGTTGCATTATTATCGGTATTGCTCTTATTAATCCAAACTGTCTGTCCTTCAGATGACCTAAAATATAATTCATAAGTTGTTGCAGATGTGGTTGCTGGTGAATCTAAATAAATAACTGGAACAGTAACAATAAAATTTGCATTACTTGTTATTGCGCCTGAAGTTACTCTTGGTCTATTCCCCGCTGTATCGCCTTGAAAAATTGCAGAACCTGCACGATACAATGAAACATAAGGATATGAAACTGCGTCAGATCCAATATTTACTTGAGCAATAATTAAAACTTTAGATGTTGCTGCACTTGGAGTAATTGAAATTGAAACTCCGCTACCAGTAAATGTTTGACTTGTTGTTGAAGCGGTATCTAGTTTTGTTCCTTGAACTACCTGTAACACTTTACCACCAC